GCCGCGTGAAGGTGGTGACGAATTCAGCCAGGCATGGAAGCAGGAAGTGAAGATCAGCAAAGACGGCAAGGAAGGTGACGCATGAGATCTGGGGGGCTGAGAAGCCGCGTCACTATTCGCGTATTCACTACCCACAGGGAGCCGTCCGGTCAGGTTGTTCAGGTCTGGGAAGACGGGGAAACCATCTGGGCTGAGGTTAAGGGGATCAGTGGCCGGGAATTAATGGCGTCAGGTGCCGAGGTTGCCGAAGCGACGATCCGCGTCTGGGTGCGTTTCCGCCGTGATATTACCGCAGCCAACCGTCTGAAAGTGCTTACTGGCCCGTTTGCTGGCAGCACTCTCAATATTATCGGGCCTCCTATTCCTGATTCGGAAGGTACCCGGCTGGAAATTCTCTGCAAGACAGGAACGGAAAAATGACAGCAGAAATCACCCTGGATGAAGCAAAGCTGCATTGCCGTATTGATGATGATTACGAAGATACGTTGATACAGGCGTACATCGATGCGGCGCTGGAGGTCTGCCAGAAGCATATCGGCAAGCGGTTTGATAACGGGCTGGAGTTTACGCCAGCTATCAAGATTGGCTGTCTGATGTACGTATCTCAGCTGTACGAGTACCGCACGATGATTGGTGATACCGACGCCAAAGAGATACCGATGGCTGTCTCTGCGTTGTGGTCTGTCTACCGAGATGTGGGGGTGTACTGATGCCGTGGCAACCACTACGCCGGTGCAATGAGCCGGGATGTAATAAGCGGGTGAAATCCGGCAAGTGTGATGAGCATAAGCGGGATGCCCGCCGACAAAGCGATAGCCGAAGAGGTACACGAACAGAGCGCGGTTACTCCAACCGCTGGGGCGAATACCGTCGTCATTTTCTGAAAGCTAATCCGCTGTGTGTCCACTGTCTCAAGGCTGGCGTCTATACATCGGCAACTATCGTCGATCACATCATCCCTATCGAGGGTGAGGCCGATGTGCTGTTCTGGCCCGCCAGTAATCACCAGTCGTTATGTGCTGCCTGTCATGGCCGGAAGACAACTACAACAGACCCGGTGACTAAGCAGCAGCGTAAAGCCGGTAAGTTCCGTGAGCAGGAAGAAGCAGCACGTCATCGCACCGACTGGATCTATGAGGCAAACAATGACTGAGCAGGAACAGCAGCGCCTGATTAGTGGGCTGATAAAGCAGCGCGAGGCATGGCAACCAGCCAGACAGAGAGCGCACACGAAGCCCGCAGCAAAGCGCATGAGCCAGCGTGACCGGGAGCTTATGGAATGCTTCCGCAACCGCTGACAGGCGGCATGGACGGGGTGGGGGAGGTTTTAAAGACAAACCCCCTGCTGCAAGGCACCGCCTGCCCCCTCAAATTTTTACGCACGGTGAATTTTTTGAAAATAAAACGCGATGGAAACGAGAAATTTTTATGGCAAGACCACCAAAACCGCCAGCTTACCTTGATGAGTTAGCCGCGCAGCAGTGGAAAGCAAAGGCGAAGCAGCTGGCCGAACGCGGTGATCTGACTCCCGCCGACTGGAACAACCTTGAGCTTTTTTGCGTCAATTATTCGATGTACCGCAAAGCCGTTGAAGACCTTGCCAGCCGTGGATTCAGCATTGTTAACAGCCAGGGCGGCGAGAGCCGAAACCCGGCACTGAGCGCAAAGGCCGACGCTGAAAAAATCATGATTAAAATGTCGTCGCTGCTGGGCTTTGATCCGGTAAGCCGCCGCCGGAATCCGGTGGAAACGGAAGAGGAAGACGAACTTGACCGTCTGGAATGACTACGCAAACGCGATAAAAACGGGCGAAATTCCGGCCTGTAAGCGCGTTAAACAGGCCGTGGAAAGGTACTTTTCAGACCTTAAAGACCCCCGTTATGAGTTCGATACGGCGACCGTAGAGCGGTTTATTGCGTTCTCGCGGCTCTGTCCTCACGTCAAAGGCCCGCTTCGGGGCCAGCCAATAAAGCTTGAGCCGTGGCAGCAGTTCGCCTTTGCTAACCTGCTGGGTTTCAAAGTCAGGGAGTCAGGCCGCCGTAAGTACAGCAGCGCATTTATTGAGGTACCGCGTAAGAACGCCAAATCAACCGTGGCCGCCATGCTGGCTAACTGGTTTCTGGTAATGGAGAAGGGCCAGCAGGATATCTACACGGCGGCGGTGAGTCGTGATCAGGCCCGAATCGTGTTCGACGATGCCCGCCAGATGTGCCTGCTGTCAAAACCGCTGAAAAAGCGCGTCAATATCCAGGCGCATAAGGTCATTTTCCCGAAGAGCAACAGCCTGTTAAAGCCGCTGGCGGCGAAAGCGGCCACCATTGAAGGGACTAACCCCAGCCTGGCGATTGTTGATGAATACCACCTTCACCCGGATAACGGCGTTTATTCCGCGCTTGAGCTGGGTATGGGCGCACGTCCGGAGGCGATTTTGTTCGCCATCACGACTGCCGGGAGCAACGTTGTCTCTGCCTGTAAACAGCATTATGACTACTGCTGCCAGATTCTGTCCGGGGAAGAGAACAACGATTCGCTGTTTGTCCTGATCTACGAACTGGACGACGAAAGCGAGGTTGAGCAGCCGGAAATGTGGATCAAGGCTAACCCTAACCTGCATGTGTCCGTTGATGCGGCGAAACTGGAGTCCACCATCCAGAAAGCGCGGGGTATACCGTCGCAGTGGGTGGAAATGCTGACCAAGTGTTTCAATATCTGGTGTCAGGGCTCCACGCCGTGGATGGGGGCCGGGGCATGGGATGCCTGTGCGCTCGACTATACCGAAGACGACCTGGCCGGAATGGAGTGTTATGCCGGGTTTGACCTGTCCTCTACCAGCGACATCACCAGCGTAAGTTACGCGTTCCCGTTCGACAGGGAGATCAGACTCCTTACCCGTCATTATCTGCCGGAAGCCCAGCTACTTAACGTCGCCAACAAAAACCGCGCCATCTACCGCCAGTGGGTGAAAGCGGGCTGGATACGTACCACCCCCGGCGACTGCATCGACTATGACCGTATCCGTGACGATATTCTGCGCGACGCTGAAACCTTCAATATCCGGCTAGTGGGCTTCGATACGTGGAACGCCACGCACCTGCGCACCCAGCTACAGGGGGCGGGGCTTGATGTGGAGCCGTTCCCGCAAACCTATCTCAAATTCAGTCCGGTAGCGAAATCCTTTGAGGTGTTCGTTAACCGCAGAGTGGTGCGCCACCGTGGCGATCCGGTTCTGGCCTGGGCGATTGGTAACGTGGTGATGGAGTCCGACGCTAACGCCAACATTAAGCCCAACAAGAAGAAATCCTCCAACAAGATAGACCCGGCTGTATCTGCGCTGATGGCGTTCGGTACCTTCCAGGCTGAGCATGAGGATTTTGCTTTCGATATGAGCGACAGCCACAAGCAACGGCTGGCGACATTTAACGGTATCTGACAGGAGTAGAATGATGAATACAGCTAATAATGAAACACTTGCGACTATCCGTATGTTTGGCCCGCTCGGCAAAACCTTCGGTAGAACTCACCAGCGCCTTGTAAGGACTACGCATGAGGCTTTTCGGGCTCTGGCCGTAACAATTCCCGGATTCGAAAAATACATGAATACAAGCAGGGCTCGCGGTTTAACATATGCGATTTATGTCGGAAAAAAGAACATTGGGGCAGATGACCTGGAATTTCCGAACAATGGACGCGAGATTCATATCGTTCCGGTGGTAATTGGAAGTAAAAAAGCAGGGATGTTACAAACTATTCTCGGCGCGGTACTAGTGGTAGTTGGGGCAATTGGAGTTACGGTTGGTCAGGCATGGGGTGGCGGCACATGGGGGCCTGTCGCCTGGAAACTTGGAGCGGCCATGATCGCTGGCGGTGTTGTGCAATTACTTTCTCCACAACCTACTGGACTTGCAAGCAAACAAAGTGCGGACAATAAGGCTTCATACGCATTTGGCGGCGTTACGAATACTGCTGCGCAAGGTTATCCGGTACCATTGCTTTATGGAAAGCGCCGTATCGGCGGTGCAATCATATCGGCAGGTATCTATGTGGAGGATCAGCTTTGACAAATCAGATGCTACTCTGGCCGGAAGGTGAGGTATTTACCCTAGAGGTATTAATACCAACAAAATACGAGCCATTGCCGGTGGAGGTAACTTACATTGTTCCTCCTTTCGATAAGGTTGTGGAGACATGGCAGAACAGGGACCCGGCGAAGGCCTACCCTCTTTTTAGACAGTTCATTGTTGACTGGGATCAGCAGGACAAACTTACCGACGAAATACTTATGTGTTTTCTGACAGCATACCCTGGTACAGATCAAGCTATTTTTGCGGGTTGGTGTGAGCATATGAAGGCGCATCTTGAGAAAAATCAAGAGTCATTTATCCATTCGCCAAACACTATTAATTAAGCCCGCATATCCGTTATGCGGTTGGATTCAAACATAAAGAAGGGGATGAAGTGAGAAAGATACTTTCCTTGTTTGTCGCATCGATTTTACTGGCTGGTTGTTCAGTAGAAACTATTACTAGCAAACCTCCAATTTTCACTGGTAAAAGCCCAAAAAAACCAGCTGAGGTAGTTCGCTGCTTGGCACCCAAGATGTCAGATTTGAACCCATCGGCAACAACAATGGAGACTGAAACGGGCTACAGAATAGTGGTATCAGTTTCTGATGTAGGTGCTTCAGTTGTTGCCTTGGTGGATGCTGATGGTGAGGGCTCAGAGGTCAGAATGCACGCATTTACAGCCGGATACGGAAACCCGTGGGGTAAAATGGCTATGTCTTGTATATAAATAATTTGCTAATGGTAGGAAGGGGTGCCCGGCTTACGCCGGGCGGGCTTTTTACGCTATCTATGCAAAACATAAGAAAGGCAGACTGCTATAAACACTGCTAAAAGCGGAGCAACTCCGCCGGCAGCGAATGCCGTAAACAGCACAGCGATTACTTGTGCACGCTTAGACAGCAGGTCTGAGCCCATAATAGAGTCGAACATAAATTCTCCATCATGGTTCCTGCCGTCTCTTGATGAGTTGGGAGCAAGAGTCCAGACCCGTGGCGCTTTTAGTGTTGATCCCGCGACCAAGCGATTATGAGTCGCCTGCTCTAACCACTGAGCTAAGGGGCCGTGGCGGTGAATTATAAAGTAACTGCCCGCAGCAATCCAGCCATTCACACCTGCCTGCTGTTTTTATAAACAATGCATAATCAATCCTTTATACTTACCAGACGATGTATCAGCGGGAGTAAAGATGATCAACGATATTCTGGCCCCAGGCCTGCGGGTGGTGTTCTGCGGAATTAACCCAGGCAAGTCCTCGGCGCACACCGGTTTTCACTTCGCTCATCCGGGGAACCGCTTCTGGAAGGTGATTTACCAGGCCGGGTTTACCGACAGGTTACTCAAGCCTGAAGAAGAGCAGCACCTGCTGGACACGCGCTGCGGGATTACCATGCTGGTCGAGCGGCCGACGGTACAGGCGAGCGAGGTCAACCTGCATGAACTGCGTAGCGGCGGGCGGGAGCTGGTCAAGAAGATTGAGGATTATCAGCCCGACGCGCTGGCCATTCTCGGCAAGCAGGCCTACGAGCAGGCGTTTAGCCAGCGCGGGACGCAGTGGGGTAAGCAGAGCATCATGATTGGCGTGACGCAGGTGTGGGTGCTGCCTAACCCGAGCGGGCTGAACAGAGCCTCGCTGGATAAGCTGGTAGAGGCGTATCGTGAGCTGGATGAGGCGCTGATGGTGCGGGGGCTGTAGTCCTCGGCGGGCTGATGCTCTGGGAGAGGGAATAAACAAAAAAAAAGCTCCCGATTGGGAGCTTTTTCACTGTCAGGACAGATTAGTCGTCCAGGAAGCTACGCAGCACTTCAGAGCGGCTCGGGTGGCGCAGTTTACGCAGCGCCTTCGCTTCGATCTGACGGATACGTTCGCGGGTAACGTCGAACTGTTTGCCCACTTCTTCCAGCGTGTGGTCGGTGTTCATGTCGATACCGAAACGCATACGCAGCACTTTCGCTTCACGGGCGGTGAGGCCCGCCAGCACGTCGTGCGTCGCGGCACGCAGGC